AAGAAGAAGTCAGAACCTGCAATGGCAAAAGATGATTCTGTATATAATTCCAAAACTGGTACATGGGATCAGTCTAAAAACACATATGATGCAACTGAAGGTAATTTAAAATTTACACAAGATATTGATATACCAACTGCAATTAATCAGGTAATCCTAGCAAGCAATTATCCAAATGTTGCATTAGATAAAAATACAGTTGATAGCAACGGTATGCGCCCGATGTGGAAAGTTGATACGCAAGTTTTTGATATCGATTCTGATGCTAACATGGCAAAGACTGGTACAAAACCGAGATTAATTGTATATCGAGTAGTGCAGTATGATGTACATTCGAGTCATATGGCCACACCTAATACAAAGCCCCCGGGAATTGATTCATTAACTAAACAACTAGTAAAAGTATATGACTACATTTATACAGGAAAAAATACAGAAGTTTTAAAATTTAATATTGATTTTAGTTACGGTTTTAATAATATCTTTCCGGCAGACAACTTTAAAAGAACACAGGATGCACAACTACAATCAAAATATGCAGGAACATTTAGACTATCGGATATTTCAAACTTGGTAGGAGATCTTCTCGGTGGAGGATTCCTTGGCGGATTAGTTGGCGGAGTAATTGGCGGTATTATAGGAGATATCCCCGGAGCAGTTAAATCGGTTTTTGCCGGTTATGCACCGTCGAAGGATATAGGAGCAATTCCTACACAAATTTCTTTCATGGGAACTAAAGTATCAACTGACGGACAAGGCGGCGGCGGATTGGAAAACGTAATTAATAGGTCGGCTCGATATATGTTTGATGCATTTACTTCTCCGAATAATATGGTTAATTTAGACATGGAAATTCTAGGAGATCCTTTCTGGATAGCTCAAAGCGGTGTTGCTAATTACACAGGAAAAATGACACAATTTAAAGACTTGTTAAGCGACGGTAGTGTAAATTATCAAAACGGTGAAGTGCATGTAGGAGTTAATTTTAGGACTCCTATCGATATTAATCAAGCAACAGGTTTGTACGATTTTGGTCCATCCTCTACAGTTTCGGTTACTCATTTCAGTGGAATTTATAAAGTTAATAAAGTTACTAGCACTTTCAATCAAGGACGATTTACACAACTTTTAGAAGGATATAGAATTCCAGGACAAGAAAGTAAAAATGCAAGTGACCCGGGGCAACTATTTAATATTAATTCTTTGCTCGATAGTGTAACAAGTATAATAGGCGGAGTTTTTAAATGAATAGAAATACAGAGCATGTCCCATCAAGTAAAACAGGTACCGGGGGCGGAGGCGGAGGCCCTTATATAGGGAAAGTTGTAAGCCATCTAGATCCAACTTATATGGGCATGTTAGAAGTGGAACTACTACGACCGACAGGTAACTCGGGTACAGGTGCTCAAGGGCAGTTACATCAAGTTAAGATGATAACTCCGTTCTTTGGAACAACAGCATCTGAGTATTTAGGAGAAGATCCGGACGATTATAATAATACTCAAAAAAGTTACGGAATGTGGTTTGTCCCACCAGATGTAGGTTCATTAGTTCTTGTATTTTTTATTGACGGAGATGCAAAAAGAGGGTATTGGTATGGTTGTATTCCCGACGAAGGGATGAATATGATGTATCCTGGTATTGCAGCTACAGAAATGGTTGTTAACGGAAAAAATAAAGAACGTGTTCCTGTTGCAAATTATAACAAAGTTGTTCATAAAGAAGTTAAAGATGCATCGAAAGATGTAAAAAAACCAAAACATCCCTTTTCGGGAGTGTATGCAGGACAAGGGTTATTAAGAGATGATATTCGAGGAATTACTACTAGTAGTGCAAGAAGAGAAGTACCGAGTATGGTATTTGGAGTATCAACACCGGGTCCTGTTGATAAACGACCGAATGCAAAAAAAGGAAGAGTAGGAAAGAAAGAACATCGAGTTAACGATATATTTGTTAGTAGATTAGGCGGTACTAGCCTTGTTTTTGATGACGGAGATGAACAATTCTTAAGAAAAAAACAAGCATCAGCAGGACCGCCGGATTATGCATCAGTTGGACAAGGAGAAACAGGTGGTGATGTTACTATTCCGCATAACGAGTTAGTTCGACTAAGAACAAGAACAGGTCATCAAATTTTATTGCATAACAGTGAAGATTTAATTTATATAGGAAATGCAAGAGGAACGGCATGGATTGAGCTAACAAGCAACGGAAAAATCGACATTTATTCAGCTGATAGTATCAATATTCATAGTTCGATGGATTTAAATATCCGTGCAAATCGAGATATTAATTTAGAAGCAGGAAGAAATCTTAACTTTAAAGCATTAAACGAATGCCATTTAGAAACATCGAAGAATCTTAATCTAGTAGTCGGCCAGAATGGAACTATTACTACAGAAAAGGGATTATCAGTAAAAGTAAAAGATGGTAGTGTTAATACACAAACATCAAAAAATGTCACATTTAAGTGTGGTGGAAGTCATGTAATTACAGCAAAATCAATTAATGCAAATGGTCCAACTGCGCCCGATGTGGAAGCTATTTCTACCTTAAAAACTCATGTATTGCCAACTGAAACTAAAGATGGAACAATCACATCGATAATGAGAAGAATGCCTACAAGAGAACCTTATCCTCATCACGAAAATTTAGATCCGGCTGCATATGTACCTAAAGCGACAGATAGAGATGTAGATGGTAGATATAACGATGGATCCCAAAGTAAACCGTCAGAGACCTTAAAAACGCCGGCTGAATGGTGGACTAAAGCTAACGATAAGAATCCTCAATATACTACAAAAACTGATCCGTTTATGAAGATCAGAGGAAAAGAAAAATGAGTTCAAACCCAAGTTTATACGATAAAACAATATTAAAGCCTGTAGCAAACGCCGATCGGGTTAGCTCAAAAATGTACAGAGGATTTAGTACAGTTAGTGAAAATACTGAAAATTATAGTTTATATGATTATCAGTTAATACAACAGGATATTTTGAATCATTTCTATATAAAACAAGGCGAGCGATTAATGAATCCAACATTCGGAACAATTATATGGGATTTAATATTTGAACCGTTAACTGACGAAGTTAAATCAATGATAACAAGAAATGTTGATGTGATCCTTAATAGCGATCCTAGAGTAAAAGCTGATCAAATTATTATTACTCCGTACGAATCTGGAATACAAATTGAATGTTTACTAACTTATGTTCCGTATAACGTAAGTCAAGTAATGCAGTTAAAATTTGATCAAAATAACGGTTTAATTGTAGGATAATATACGTACAAAATCGTTTCAATAAATACACGTATTAGGGATTAAGTATGAGTGTTACAGCTAGACAGAATAAAATTTTAGTTACAGAAGATTGGAAAAAAATATATCAATCTTTTAAAAATGCTGATTTTCAAAGTTACGATTTTGAAAACTTACGCAGAACGATGATAGATTATCTTCGAACAAATTATCCTGAAGATTTCAATGATTACATCGAAAGTTCCGAATATCTAGCACTTATCGATCTTATTGCGTTCCTTGGGCAAAGTATTGCATTTAGGGTAGATTTAAATGCTAGAGACAATTTCTTAGAGTTAGCAGAGCGAAGAGAAGCAATTTTAAGACTTGCAAGAACTATTAGCTATAATTCACGAAGAAATTCAGCAGCACAAGGATTATTAAAATTTTCAACCATTTCGACTACAGAAAGTGTTATTGATAGTAACGGTAGAAATTTAGCAGGACAATTTATTACCTGGAATGACTCGTCTAATGATAGCTGGTATGATCAGTTTATTAAGGTGATGAATGCAGCATTTCCTGCTACACAACAATTTGGAAAACCTTCAGATAAACGTGTAATATATTCAATCCCAACCGAGCAATACAGATTTCAAAGCATCAACGTGGGTGTGCCAATTTACGGATTTACTAAAACAGTATCCGGCCGCTCAATGAATTTTGAAATTACAAGCACTACATTTAAAGATCAAGATTTTATCTATGAGGAATCTCCTAGCTCCGGTAATACCCTGGCATGTGTGTATCGAGATGACGGAAGAGGTGCTGCAAGTCCTAGTTCTGGTTTCTTTTTAAATTTTGTTCAAGGTACATTAAATCAAGGTACATTTACTATTAATCAGCCGAGTACTAATGAGTCGGTAGACATCGATGCAATAAACATTAATAACACCGATGTCTGGTTATATAGATTAGATACTAGCGGGAACGAAGCCGAACAATGGACTTCAGTGTCTAATTTTGAAGCAAATAACATCATTTACAATAGTTTGAACAAAAATATTAGAAATATATTTTCAGTTATAACAAAAGCAGGTGACCGAGTTAGTTTGCAGTTTAGCGACGGATTATTCGGAAATTTACCTTTAGGTGATTTTAAAACTTATTATCGAGTTAGCAACGGATTAGAATATACTATTAATCCTCAAGATATTCGATCAGTCGCATTAACGATTCCTTACACTTCAAATACCGGACAAGTAGAAACATTAAGTATTACATTAAGTTTAACAAGCTCAATATCTAACGCATCGTCTACAGAAACAAATGCAAGTATTAAGGCAAATGCACCGGCAACTTATTATACTCAAAACCGAATGATTACTGGCGAAGATTATAATATTAGTCCGTTATCAGTTAATTCTCAAGTTGTAAAAATTAAGTCTCTAAACAGAATTTCTAGCGGAATTAGTAGATATTTTGACTTAGCCGATCCGACAGGAAAGTATAGTTCGGTGATGTTATTTGCTGACGACGGTGTTATCTACAGTGAAGAATACACATCAAAAATTAGATTTTCTTACAACTCAAAGACTGATATAGAAGGAATAATTTATAATCAAATATTTGAAATTCTAAGATCAGAAAGTTTAAAGAATTATTATTACCTAAAGTTTAACAAGTATATCATTTTAAGTCTTACCGTTAAATGGAATAGACAAACGGAAGATTCAACCGCTTCGTCGGGGTCAATAATCGACGAAGCAGGTATAATTCGAAAAGTTGGATCATCATACACCGATAATGATTTAAAGTATTTTACTCCTGGTGCATTAGTAAAATTTGAATGTGCAACTGGGTTTTATTTTGATACTCTAAATAATAACATAATAAAACAAAATGCATCGAGCGAAATTATAGAAGGAGCAGTAACATCTCTGTGGGCAGAAGTAGTATCTGTGTACGACGACGGAACCGCAACAGGGACTGGAGTATTATCTTCCGGGTATGGGCCTATAGTCCTTAATAAAAACATTCCGTCAAATGCGATTATTACTCAATTAATTCCAAAATGGAAAACAACAATTGATTCGTCTGTAATTACAACAATGGTTGATTTAATTTTTGCAAATAAACCTTTTGGTCTTAGGTACTCTGCAGAATTACAAAATTGGAGAATAATTTTTGAATCAAATTTAAACTTGTATACTAACTTTAATTTAGGAAAACAAGGAGATTTAAGTAATACACAACAAGATTCTAGCTGGTTGATACTTTTTACAACAGATAACGAGTATTATACTGTTAGATCAAGAAACCAGAGATATATCTTCGAAAGTGATAATCAAATTCAATTTTACTGCGACGAGTCGAACAAAATTTATGATAGTAAAACTAACTCGATAGTTAAAGATTTAATCAATGTACTGAGCATTAATACAGTACCGTCTTCGATTAATTCTTTTACAATTGATCAAAAATGGGATGTAGTATCTAGTTATTATGGTATTGATGGTTACATAGATCCAAAGAAAATAGTAATATCATTTGCAGATTCAGACGATAATGGCGTAGTAGATAATCCAGATTTATTTACAGATATTGTAACTCCGTATGTTGAAAAATTTGCAACAGGGGTTTTTGCAAGCAATGCTATCATTGTTGATACATCGGCGGGATTAGTAGTTGGGATGTCAGTATCTGGAACAGGCGTCGGAATAAATGCAAGAATTTTAGGTATTAGTACAATCGTAGTAGATAATGATGTAAAAACACAAGTAATATTGAGTAAAAATAATACAAGCAATGTTGATACTAAAGTGAAGTTTGAATTAATAACATATATCATTCAAGAAAAGTACAATATTTCAGTAGGACAAGAAGATTATCGATATGTTTCGAACAATAATAAAGTAGTAATAATTGAAACAGATCCTGGAGTAAGTATCAATTCGATACCTTCGGAATATAAAAATAACGGGCAACATTTTTATTTTGTTGATACAAAAGTAGTTAAAAAGATTAACGGAACATCGTTAGAACCTTCGTTAAATTATAAGGTATACGTTGGAAGAGATAATTTAAAATTCCAGTATGTACATAGTGCCGATTATGAATCGAGAATTGATCCTAGTGCAACGAATATTATTGATGTATACATATTAACAAAAACTTATGATATACAATTTAGACAATATGTAGTAGGGTCGTTAACCGATAAACCATTACCTATGAGCACAGACGAATTATATAATTTAGTTTCGAAAGATTTAAATTTAATAAAATCAATATCGGACGAAATCGTATATCATCCAGTGTCTTATAAGATATTATTTGGAGCAATGGCTGATGAGAATTTACAAGCAGTATTTCAAATAGTAAAAAATCCTAATCAAGTAATTTCTGACAATGATATCAAATCTAGAGTGGTAACAGCAATAAATCAATTTTTTACACTTGAGAATTGGGACTTTGGAGATACATTTTACTTTACCGAATTATCGACTTATATCATGACACAATTGATACCGTACATAGCAAGTGTAGTAATTGTTCCGAGAAAAAGTGGTCTTACATTTGGTAATTTATTTGAAATAAAATCTGCAAGCGACGAGTTGTTCATTAGCGGAGCAACAGTTGATGATATCGAAATAGTTACAGGTCTTACGCCAAGTTCTTTAAAAGCAATTCAAAGCGATGAATTAGGTTCAAGTGTGTTTTCTCAACAAAAAGTTTTAAGTTCAACATATGGAGTTTCAAATGGCTGATAGTAAGAATAATAAAAATGTTAAGAGTTCAAATTTCTTACCGAATTTTTATAAAACTGATCCAAATAAAAAGTTTTTACAAGCAACACTTGATCAGTTAATACAGCCAGGAACTGTTAAAAAAATTAATGGGTACATAGGTCGACAAAATGCTAAATCAACTAAGGTATCTGATATTTTTATTTCAGAAGCCACAAAAGATAGAGAACACTATCAATTAGAACCTAGTCTTGTAGTTAAAGATGATCTAGGAAATACTACATATTTTAAAGATTATTCTGATTATATAAATCAACTCGATGTATTTGGTGGAAATGTAAAAAATCATAGCCGAATTAATTCTCAAGATTTTTATAGCTGGGATCCCCATATCGATTGGGACAAATTTGTTAATTTTCAAAATTATTATTGGTTACCTTACGGCCCTGAGATTATCAATATTTCCGGACAACAACAAAATATTGAAACAACATATGATGTAGTAATCGAAAAAGATCCAGATTCACATGCGTATCTATTTTCTCCAAAAGGATCTCTTGGATTAGTAAGAAATCCAACAATTAAGTTGTATAAAGGAATTACATATAAGTTTCAATTTGAAAATATACAAGATGTATTTTTGATTAAAACTATTAGATCCGGCGAAAATCTTAACGAATACACAAGTGAAAATCTTACAACACGAACTTTAGAAAACGGTATTGTTGAAATAGAATTTTTAATCGATCATAATACACCTGGAGTATTATATTATCTTAGTTCGACGGATATCGATGTAGGCGGAACATTTGAAATTTTATCAATTACAGAAAATACATTTTTAAATGTAGATCAAGAAATTTTAGGTAAGAAGACATATATTTTACCGAACGGAACTGCTTTGAGTAACGGAATGAAGGTTCGATTTGTAGGAAATGTAGAACCTGAAAGTTATTCAATTGGGCAATATTATGTAGAAGGTGTAGGTGATTCGATCACTTTAGTTGATGAGAGAATTTTAGAAGTTGTAAGTTCTTATTCAGATTCTCAATCAATTTTATTTGATAATACCCCGTTTGATTCTCTTCCGTTCAATGATGCTACAGAGTTTGCTGGAACTCCGGATTATATTGTAATTAATAGAAGTAGCATCGATAGAAATCAATGGTCGAGGTATAATCGATGGTTCCATAAAGATGTTATTGAAGAAAGTGCAGTTTATAATGGCCAAATTCCTAATTTGAGTCAGACATCGAGAGCTGTTCGTCCTATTATTGAATTTGAAGCTAATTTGAAATTATTTAATTTTGGAATCCAGGCAACTCTTGATATTGATCTTATTGATGACTATACAACTGATGTATTTTCTAATATCGAAGGACAGTTAGGATATAATATCGATGGAATACAATTAGCGCAAAATCAAAAAATTCTATTTGTCGCTGATAACGACATATTAGTTAAGAACAAAATTTTTCAAGTAGAATTTTTAACATTAAATGGTACACGCCAAATTCATTTAAATTTAATTGCAACTCCGTCTGATATGGATGTGGCATTAATTAGAAACGGTAAAACAAATCAAGGAAAAATGTATTGGTTTGACGGAGCTACATGGATTCAAGGACAACAAAAAACAGAATTAAATCAAGCTCCTTTATTTGATCTAATAAATTCAAACAAGGAATTTTTGAGCGATTCGGATGTGTATGACGGGTCAACATTTGCAGGAACAAAAATCTTTTCTTACAAAGCAGGGTCGGGAAACATCGATTCTAATTTAGGATTTGCATTGTCATACAAAAATATTGAAAATATAGGAGATATTGTTTTTAATTTTAATTTAGAAACTGACACTTTTCAGTATAAAGATATCGTAAATCTTAAAACCCTTAAAGTTAACACAGCTTATTTGATTAAAACTATTAATAATAAATCAACGTATGTTAATGGTTGGCAGACAGCATCGGTATCTAATATTCAGCCAGGTGTTAGAATATATAAAGATTCAAAAATAATTAATGCTTCAAATATTGTTAAAGGAAATACTTATACAATTATTGAGTTAGGAGATACTGAGTTTACTGATTTAGGCTCAGTAAACAACTATATAGGAACTACATTTGTTGCATCTAAAACCGGAAGTGGTACAGGAAAAGTAATTAATAAAACATTTGAGCTAGATTTATTTGAAGATATTAATAACTTAGCTGATTTAGTTTTGCGGGTATATGTTAATGGTATCCGAGTAGATCAGTATACATCGAAAACCGGCCCGGCAAACTGGTCAATCGAAGACGGGGTCGGTTATAAAAAAATTAATTTTAATTATGATATTAAAGGCGACGATGTTATAACATTTAAAGCATTTTCGTCACAACCGATTAATAACAACGGTTATTATGAAATACCTATCAATCTTCAAAATAATCCATTAAACGACAGTATACAAGAACTTACACTAGGTGAAGTAATTGACCATGTTACGTCGATTGCGGAAAATTTGTCTGGATTTATCGGATTTACCCCGGGAAGTAATAACATAAGAGATTTAGGTAATGTTACAAAATATGGTACAAAGTTTGTACAACATACCGGCCCATTAGGGTTGTCTATGTACCATATTACCTCAGAAACAAATAATATTATTAAAGCACTAGAAAAGTCTCGAGATGATTATAATAGATTTAAAAGAAATTTTTTAACAGTAGCGGAAACGTTAGGTATCGATGCTGATTCGATTACTTTAGTTGATTTAATATTACAAAAAATTAATAAGGACAAGCCGGACACATTCCCTTACTACTTTAGTGACATGGTTCCGTATGGAGCAAATGTAAGAAACGAATATCAAATTTTAGATTATCGAATAAAGACTTATCCGTTGACTGAAATATTTAATTTAAATGAATTATCAAACAAAGCAGTATTAATATATTATATCGATCGTGAGTTAGATACAACTACACAACTAGTATACGGACGAGATTATTCTTTTGATAGTCAAGGGTTTGTTGTTATTAGTTCTGAACTTAAAAATGATGATACTATTGTCATTTATGAATACGATAGTACACACGGGTCATTTGTTCCTGCAACTCCAACAAAACTAGGATTATGGCCGAAATATCAACCTATGATTTATACAGATACTACGCTATTAACTCCTAGAGTTATGATTCAAGGTCACGATGGTAGTCAAATTTTAGCATACAATGATTATAGAGATGAGTTAATATTAGAATTAGAAAAAAGAATTTTTAATAACATTAAAGTCTCTTACGATCAGACAATTTTTGATATTAATGATGTAATACCTCAGTATCATAGATCGTCTCTTTATAGCTTAAAAGAATTTAATGAAACATTAGCACCTAGTTTTTATAAATGGACAAGTTTAATTGATAGAGACTTTTCAAAGCCGTTGAGTTACGATCGTCAAGATCCTAAGACATTCAATTATCGAGGTCAAGCAGCACCTGACGGAAGAGAAGTTCCGGGATATTGGAAAGGAATCTACTTATGGATTTTAGGAACAGATCGACCTAATTTATGTCCTTGGGAGATGCTCGGAATTTATGAAAAACCTACATGGTGGGAAGATTTATACGGTCCAGCTCCTTACACTAGTGATAATCTAATATTATGGAATGATCTTTCAAATGGCATTATTCGAGGAACTAGTGCAGTTCCTACAATTTCTGAAAAATATAAAAGACCATATTTAATTGATCATATTCCGGTCGACGGACACGGAAATATTATTAGTCCTATTGAATCCGGTTTAGCACTTGGAATTATAACACAAGCAACATCTGGTGATTTTGTATTTGGTGATGTTAGTCCTGTCGAATCTGCATGGAGAAGAAGTTCTTTCTATCCTTATAGTGTTATATTAACATCGATGTTGCTATATCCTGCTAAGACATTTGGGCTGTTATTAGATAGATCTAGAATTATTCGAAATCTTGCCGGTCAATTAATTTATAAAGATACCGGTGTTAGAGTTAATGCAAAAGACATTATGCTACCTAGTATATACTCTAGCTCATCAACGGTATACACATCAGGGATCATTAACTATCTTGTTGATTATATTTTAAGTGATAATTTAAAATCTTATAATGTTTATCGATATGAATTAAAGAATTTAACAACAAATATGTCTTATCGCATCGGTGGATTTACTAGTAAAGAAAAATTTAAACTGTTGTTAGATTCTAAAACTCCTCTATCATCTGGAAGTGTGTTTATACCGTCTGAAGATTATGATATTATTTTAAACTTATCATCTGCAATAAAGAAAATAACATATAGTGCAGTTATTGTTACTAAACTTGAAGACGGATACGAATTAAAAGGATATAGTAGAACACAGCCATATTTCAAATATTATCCATGGTACAATTCGGGTTATAATGTAAATGTTGGAGGTATTTCTAATTCTTATTTTATTTGGACTCCGGGCGAAAAATATCGATCAGGAAACATTGTAAAGTATAATAATTCTTTTTATAGAGTTACTACTCCGCATATAGCAAAAGAGGAAATTGATTTACAATATTGCGAACTATTACCGTCTTTACCTTATGTTGGAGGTAGTGATGCAATATTTCGAACAAAGTGGGATCGAGATGAAGAAATAATATTCCCTTATGGTACTAAGTTAAAAACAGTTCAAGAAGTAGTCGACTTTTTATTAGGATACGGAGAATGGTTAAAAGATCAGGGATTTGTATTTGACGAGTTTAATAAATCTTTAAATGCTGTTACTAATTGGGAAACTAGTGCTAAAGAATTTATGTTCTGGACTACACAGAATTGGTCAACAGGACAGGATAAATGGCAAGATTGGTTACCGAACAATTCCTACAAGTATATGGAAATTGTAAAATATAACGGTGACTACTATAAAGCGATACGAACTACAGATCCGTCTCCGATATTTAACGATGACGAATTTGTAAAATTAGACGGATTAAGTACTATCGGAAGTTCAGTTCTAGCACTAAGCCCGGCAGCAAATAGCATTGTGTTTTCAACTCAGTTATCTGTAGTCGACGATATAAGAAATTCGTTTAACGGATACGAAATATTTACAGTAGATGGATTACCGTTAGCACCGAGTTTTATCAATTCGTATAGAGATGATAATTTAGTTACATATATTCCGAAAGAAAACAACGGTATTTATTGTGCTACATTTTACTTAAAACAACAAGAACAAGTAGTTATCTTAAACAATAATACAATGTTTAATGATACCATTTATAATCCAGTTAGCGGATATCGTCAAGAAAAAATTAAGGTAGCAGGATATAAAACTACAAGTTGGAACGGATCATTTAATGCTCCTGGATTTATTTTTGATAGAGCTATTATACAAGAATGGGAACTATGGAACGATTACAATTTAGGTGACATAGTAAAATATAAAGAATTTTATTATAGTGCTAAAACATTCTTGCCGGGTGTAGCTACCTTTAATCCAAATAATTGGATAAAATTAGACGAAAAACCGTCTTCAAGATTAATACCAAATTGGTCATATAAAGCAAGCCAATTTGAAGATTTTTATAGTTTAGATAGTGATAATTTTGATATTGATCAGCAAACAGTTGCACAACATTTAGTAGGATACCAAAAAAGACAATATTTAAGTAATATTATCAAAGATGATGTATCTGAATTTAAATTTTATCAAGGAATGATTACTGAAAAAGGCACACATAATTCTCTTAATAAATTGTTTGATGTATTAAGTGCCGATAATCAAGAAAGTATTGATTTTTACGAAGAATGGGCAGTTAGGACAGGTAATTATGGTGCAATTAATGCGTTTAATACAATCGAATTTGTATTAGATGAATCGTTATTTAGAACTAACCCGCAAAACTTAGAGTTAAGCGAAAATGTTTCCCAAAGTAATATAGCTGATTTAGTTATAAGACAGGGAGTAA